TTCAATGTTGGTGAACTTATTGTTGACAATGAAGGTTCTGCATACAGACTACATAGTATTGATTACGATGATAATGACGCATACAACAGTGGTGATGACATCCAAGTTGAAGCAGACGACATCCTAAACTTTACAGAGAAGAATCCATTTGGTGAAGTATAATGATAGGGAATTATTTTTACAACGAGACAGTCAGAAAGACCGTAATTGGTTTTGGAACTTTATTTAATAATATAAAGATCAAAAAGTTTGCGAGTGATGGTAAGTCTATAAGTCAGATCAAGGTACCCATAGCATATGGTCCTATACAAAGATTCTTAGCAAGAATAGAACAGCAATCAAATTTTGATGATAATGTAGCAATCACACTGCCAAGACTATCATTTGAGTTGACTTCATACACATATGATCCTACAAGAAAGGCATCTCCTGTGCAGAAATTTACCATGAAGTCTCCTAATGAGAGGGTAAAAATCAAGAAGATGTTCTTGCCAGTGCCATACGATATTGGATTTAGACTTAGTTTTGCTACCAAACAACAAGACGATGCTCTGCAAATCATAGAACAGATATTACCATTCTTCCAACCATCATATAATGTAACAATCAACATGTTGGAAGGTGTGGAAGAGAAAAGAGATATACCATTTACTCTGATGTCTACTACATTTACTGATGAGTATGAGGGTGACTACTCTACTCGTAGGTTTATACAGTATGATCTAGACTTTGTTGCTAAGACATACTTCTATCAAGAGGTTCCAACAGACGAGAACGGTATTATCAAGAAGGTTCAAATCGATTACTCTACTGCTATACGAGCACCAAGAGAACAAAGATATGTTGTCACACCTCAAGCAACTAAAGACTATAACCAAGATGAAACTGACAAACTTACAGAGTCTGTAGATACGAGGAAGACTCTTATCAAGGTTACATCTGGTGCATCATTCTCTACTGGTGGTTACATAGAGATTGGTAATGAAGTTATGCGTATCAAGGAGAAAGATTTGAACAACTTAGTGGTTGTTCGTGGACAGTATGGATCTAAGATTGCAGAGCATAGCAAGGGTGATGTTATAAATCTTGTTAACGCAGTCGATTCTGACCTTATTGAGATGGGTGATACCTTCGGGTTCAGTGAGACTAGATCATTCTTTGACGCTGATGGTCAAGAGTGGAGTCCCGCATTAGGTAATGACGTATGACAAAAGATTATGATCCGACTGATAAGGAGACAACCTCATTCAGTCCTATTGATGAAGCATTAGAAGTAAAAGCAACAGATGTTGTAAAAGAAGCAAAGGCAGTAAAGAGAGTAAAGAAGGATCAAACACCTAGAGATGACTTTGAATATTCTCGTGCACAGTTATACAATATTGTAGAGAAGGGACAAGAAGCAATGAATGGTATCCTTGATGTTTGTCAAGATACTCAACATCCACGTGCATATGAAGTTGCAGGACAACTTGTCAAAGCAGTAGGAGATGTAACTGATAAGATTATAGACCTACAAAGAAAGATGAAGGACTTGGAGAAGGAAGATAAACCTACACAAGTTACTAATAACTCTTTGTTTGTTGGTAGTACTGCTGACCTACAAAAAATGATCAAGAAAGGATTAGCTGGTGCACCTGTACCACAACCTAAAACTCCTACTGTAGATCTAAGTTCCATAGATATTGACAGGTCTCCATAAATAAGAAAGAAGATAGAGAGTGCTATGGGCGACAGCTACGTAAAAAGTGATAGAAACAAATATGGTCTTCCAAAAGGATTGAAGTCTTCTGGTGGCGGGAAAAAGGATGGAGGAACAAGTCCTAGTACTTTCAAGAAGATGAGAGATACTCTGACTATGAGTTTTGATTATGAAAATCTTGATGAAGCGACTAGAAGAAATATAAAGAATCCTAAGTATAGAAATCCAGACGGGTCATTCAATAAAGAAAAGTATGATGCTGACAAGGGTGGTGTAGAAACAAAGAAGGGTGGTGGAAGACCACGTAAGAAGGGTGGTGCTATTGTAAAATCTCAAAGTTCATCTATAACACCAGCATCAAAAAGTGAAATAGTAAAGGCAGAACCTAAGGGTGAGATTACAAAATCAGATAAGGGTGAGATAACAAAATCAAATAAGGGTGCGATAGTCAAGTCTAAAGGTGGAGCAATAGAGAAGAGTAATACTAACAAGGCAGAACCTGGCAAACCAAAAGATGATAAGATTAAACTTACCAAAAACAAACAAAGTTTGGGAGTAGGAAAAGCATTGAAGAAAGCAGGACCTTATGTCAAGGCAGCAGCAACAGTAGCAAAAGTTGCATACAAAGGTATAAGAGCTGTAGGTGGTGCATCTAAAGCATTTGATCCTAAGAACAAAGGATGGGAGTCATATATACAGAGAACTACTGACCATATAGCAGACTGATGCCACAGGCAAGTGACATATATCTTGGTAATCCCAATCTAAAAAAGGCGAACACCAAGCAACAATTTACTGAAGAACAAATTGTTGAATTTATTAGATGTAAGGATGATCCAATATATTTTACAGAGAAATACATTCAAATCGTCAACGTTGACGAGGGACTTGTACCATTTAAGATGTACAAGTTTCAAGAGAAATTACTAAGAAGATTCCATAAGAACCGTTTCAATATATGTAAGATGCCACGTCAGACTGGTAAGTCTACGACTGTGGTTTCATATCTACTACACTATGCGATCTTCAATGATCAGGTAAACATTGGTATCCTTGCTAACAAGGCAGCAACTGCAAGAGACTTGCTTGGTAGATTACAACTAGCATATGAGAACCTACCTAAGTGGATGCAACAGGGTATCATTGCTTGGAACAAAGGATCTATGGAACTGGAGAATGGTTCTAAGATCATTGCAGCATCTACATCTGCATCTGCTGTTCGAGGTATGTCATTCAACATTATATTCTTGGACGAATTTGCTTTCGTTCAAAACCATCTGGCAGATGACTTCTTTGCGTCTGTGTATCCTACTATATCTTCTGGTAAATCTACGAAGGTTATAATAGTATCCACTCCACATGGTATGAATCACTTCTACCGAATGTGGCATGATGCAGAGCGTGGTCAGAACGAGTATGTTGCAACAGAGGTGCACTGGTCTGAGGTGCCAGGTAGAGATAAGAAATGGAAAGATCAAACTATAAAGAACACCAGTAAGCAACAGTTTGCTATTGAGTTTGAGTGTGAGTTCTTAGGATCTGTTGACACTCTTATCAATGCAGCGAAACTCAAAGCATTGGTATATGAACAACCAGTAGAGCAGAATGGTAAACTACTTGTATATGAAAGACCATTCAAGAAAAGAGATTATATCGTAACAGTTGACGTAGCAAGAGGAGTTGGTAAAGACTACAGTGCTTTCATAGTTGCTGATATTACAGAGTTCCCATACAAGGTGGTTGCCACATATAGAGACAATGAAATCAAACCTATGCTTTTCCCTTCTGTAATTGCAGATGTGGCAAAGGGATATAACAATGCGTATGTCCTATGCGAAGTAAATGATATTGGTGATCAAGTAGCATCTATATTATTCTATGATCTTGAATATGAGAATTTACTCATGGTTGCTATGAGAGGACGTGCAGGACAGATAGTTGGATCAGGATTCTCTGGTGTGAAGACGCAGTTGGGTGTCAAGATGAGTCAGGTAACTAAGAAGTTAGGTTGTTCTAACCTGAAGACACTGATAGAAGAAGATAAACTTACATTCTGTGATTATAATATTATAAGTGAGTTGACTACCTTCATACAAAAGAGACAGTCATTTGAGGCAGAAGAGGGTTGTAATGATGATCTAGCAATGTGTTTGGTTATCTTTGCGTGGTTGGTTGCACAGGATTATTTCAAGGAGATGACTGACTCTGACGTAAGAAAACGAATATACGATGAGCAGAAGAACGCAATAGAACAAGACATGGCACCCTTTGGTTTTATATGTGATGGTTTTGAGGAAATGGGAGGCGAAACTGTAGAGTCAGATGGGACAGTTTGGAAGACAGATGAGTACGGGGATCGTGCCTATATGTGGGAATATCGCTAGTAAGGACGCATTTTCATAAATATCAGTAGTCATTGTATGTGGAGAAAGAAGTTAGAATGGCACTTCGATTAGCATCTCCGGGAATTTCGATAAGAGAAGTCGACCTAACTCGTGGTGGCGTAGATTTTAGTATCAACGTTGTCGGTGGTTTTGTTGGACCTTTTAGAAAAGGACCGGTAAACGAAATTACTAGGATCAATAACGAGAAGGAGCTTGTAGATGTCTTCGGTTTACCAGGTGTTGGTACAACCGATTATCATTATGAGACTTTCATGGCAGCATCCAATTACTTATCCTATGGTGGTAAGTTGGACGTTGTTCGTTGTAAAGGCGGTGACTTAAACAACGCTAACGCAGCAGTTGGATATGCATCTTCATCTATTTTATTGGTAGAAGGCAAAGAAGATTACTATAACAACAATGCGGACGATCTAAACTGGTATTGGTCATCCAAGAATCCCGGATCTTGGGCGAACGAACTAAGAGTTGCAGTAATAGATAACGCTGTTGACCAAATAATAACACCAACATTTACTGCTGGTAACATTGGTACAGTTACAGTCGGTATGGGAGTTACACAACACCTCACTGGTCAAACAATCGGTGTTGGTACTGTAACAGCAGCAACTGGAATAATAAAGGGTATTGTTACTGGTAAGTCAGCAACAACCGTAGATGTAAGAGTTGTAAGTACAGTCATAGACGGTACAGAAACATTACAGTCTTACACACAAAACTCACAGTTTGAGTTCAAGAACGGAACTCCACTGAATTTTGTGAACTCTAGTGGTTCTACTGTTGCATCATCAAGTACAACTCATCCTACTCAGGACTGGTACAGCACACAGAATATACTAACAAGTATTGCTGACGGTGGAACTGATTTAGTTACACTGCCATGGAGAGCAGTACTAAACAAACCTAGAACAAACAATTACGTATCTACAAGAGACGGTGCCAACGATGCATTGCACGTTGTCGTTGTTGATGCAAACGGTGCGGTAACTGGTGAGATAGGTTCTGTCATGGAGAAGCATGCAAACCTCTCTAAGGCAAAGGATTGCGAACAGTCTGGTGGTAGAGCGATATACTATAAAGACTACATTGCAGAGAACTCTGGATTATTATTCGCTGGTGTATCACTGGTAAATGGAACTGATGCGTTTAGAGGAACAGCACCTCTGGCATCTGGATTCAGTTCAGGAACTACAGCAGTTACATCTGGTGCAGGAGCATGGGGTCAAGACGCTAAGAACGTCAAGTTCAACTCTGTTGGTAATGTAAATTACGAACTGGGAGGAGGATTAGACTACACTGGTCTTGGAGTATTCAATGCACCTCTAGGTGATCTACTCACAGCATACGACAAGTTTGCAGATCCAGTAGATAGCGACATCAGATTCTTACTACAAGGTAGTGCATACAGAACAAAAGAAGAAGAGCAAGCAAAAGCAAATAAACTGATACAGATATGTGAAGGTAGAAAGGACTGCATCACATTCATATCACCAAACAGAGCATCACTTGTAAATGTAGCGAGTGCTGCGGATCAACTACAAAATGTACTTGAGTTCTTCTCACCACTCACATCATCTTCTTATGCAATCTTCGATGCTGGTTACCAGTATGTTTACGATAGATTCAATAAGAAGTTTGTCTACATGCCTACATCAAACGATGTTGCAGGACTATGTGTAAGAACAGATAGGGACAACTTCCCTTGGTTCTCTCCTGCTGGTCAGGCAAGAGGTGGACTCAATTTTGCTATCAAACTAGCATTCAATCCTAGTTTAGATGCAAGGGATCAACTCTACTCAAATAGAGTCAACCCAATAACTAACAAACCAGGTGCAGGAATCATCCTATTCGGAGACAAGACTGCATTATCTTACGAGAGTGCGTTTGACAGAATCAACGTTCGTAGATTGTTCATCACTATTGAGCAAGCAATCGAGAACGCTGCACAAGCACAACTCTTTGAACTCAACGATGCAGGGACACGAAGCAACTTCGTAAATATCGTTGAACCATTCCTAAGGGATGTACAAGCTAAGAGAGGTATCACAGACTTCTTACTTGTTTGTGATGAGACCAATAACACACCTGACGTTATTGACCGCAATGAATTCATTGCTGACATTTATGTCAAACCAGCAAGGTCAATTAACTTTATCGGTTTGACCTTTGTTGCTACACGTACTGGAGTTTCCTTCAGTGAAGTTGTAGGAACTGTATAATAGAGGAACCAAACAATGGCACTAGATAGAAACATTTTTTCTATACCTAACAACGAGAGATCAATCGACTCTTTCAAATCAAGACTCATTGGTGGTGGTGCTCGTCCTAATCTATTTGAGGTTGAGCTAAACTTCCCTTCAGGTGTAGGTATATTCGACGATGAGATAGAGAACACTACTCATCGTATGATGATCAAAGGAGCACAGTTACCAGCGTCTAACATCGCTGAAGTCATTGTTCCCTTCAGAGGTCGTCAACTCAAGGTTGCAGGAGATCGTAGATTCGATCCTTGGACAATCACAGTTATCAACGATAACGATTTCAAACTAAGAACAGCATTCGAGAGATGGGCAAACTACATCGTCAAAGTATCTGACGGTTCAGGAACCCTAAACCCTGCTGAGTACTACACTGATTGGGTAGTAAACCAGTTGGGTCGTGCAAACACAGATCTAAATGTAAAAGGAAAGGACAACCCTGCTGCATTACCTGTACTAAGACGCTACCAAATGGTTGGTTGCTGGCCAAGTGCAGTAAGCACAGTTGAACTATCTTATGATCAGGTAGATGCTGTAGAAGAGTTCCAAGTAACACTTCAAGTTCAGTACTGGACTGCTTATGATGGCAATAATGCCGATTCTGTGGTATAATAAATACATCGAATAAGGAAATATTGTAATGGCCAAGCTTTTTGGTTTCTCAATTGAAGACGACAATAAGAAGAAGAAAGGTATAATCAGCCCTGTTGCTCCTAATAATGAGGACGGTGCTGATTATTTTCTATCTTCGGGATTTTATGGTCAGTATGTTGATATTGAGGGAGTATTCAAAACTGAATTCGATATCGTAAAAAGATATCGTGATATGTCATTGCATCCAGAATGTGATACAGCGATTGAGCATGTCGTAAATGAGGCAATCGTTTCTGATATGAACGATAGTCCTGTAGAGATAGACCTTGATAACCTAAACATAGGTCAACCATTAAAGAAAGTAATAAGAAACGAGTTCAAGAAAGTAAAAGACTTACTAGAGTTTGATAAGAAGTCACACGAAATTTTTAGAAACTGGTATGTAGATGGTAGAATATTCTATCATAAGGTAATTGACGTACAGAAACCAGACGAAGGAATACAAGAACTAAGATATATTGATGCTCTCAAGATCAAGTTGATGAGAGTCAAACCTACTGATAAAGAGAAGGGTGTAGTTGCTATCCCTACACAAGATCAGGGTACAGAGTCAGTCAATAAAGATACAAAGATATCAGAGTTCTACACATACTATCCACAAGGTGTAGCACAGAAGTATGGATCAGTTGCTGGTAAGGGTATTAGAATCTCGAAGGATGCTATATGCCACGTCCACTCTGGTTTAGTAGACAGAAATAAGAAGATCACACTATCATATCTACACAAAGCAATCAAAGGTCTAAACCAGTTACGTATGATCGAGGACTCTCTCGTCATCTACAGACTGTCTAGAGCACCTGAGAGACGTATATTCTACATTGATGTTGGTAACTTACCTAAGGTCAAGGCAGAACAGTATCTACGTGACGTTATGAGTAGGTACAGAAACAAGTTAGTATATGATGCAAACACAGGAGAAATAAAAGATGACAAGAAATTCATGTCAATGCTCGAAGACTTCTGGTTACCCAGAAGAGAAGGAGGACGAGGTACTGAGATCTCTACGCTACCAGGTGGACAAAATCTTGGAGAACTTACGGACATCGAGTACTTCCAAAAGAAATTATATCGCTCACTAAACGTACCTGAGTCAAGAATAGGTGCTGACAGTGGTTTCAATCTAGGTAGATCATCAGAGATTCTAAGAGATGAACTTATGTTCAGTAAGTTTGTAGGTAGATTGCGTAAGAGATTTAGTGCACTATTCTTAGATCTATTGAAGACACAACTTATCCTCAAGAACATAGTTACACCAGAGGATTGGGAGAAGATGGCAGAGCACATACAGTTTGATTACTTGTATGATAACCACTTTGCTGAACTCAAAGAGACTGAGTTGATGAACGAAAGACTCAATCTTATGGTTGCTATTGAACCTTACATCGGCACATACTATTCAAGAGACTATGTGAAGCGTAAGATACTGCGTCAGACAGATGAAGAGATAGAAGAAATGGCAGAAGAAATGGAAGAGGAGAACGCAACTGGTGTAGGTGTACCGCTAGAAACGCAGAATGCTATCATGCAGGGACAGATAGAGAATGGACAAATCGGTAATAATCAGAAAACAAATATGGGTAAAAACGGTAAAGACCCTGAGGTCAACGGAAGTTCTACAGAAGCACCCGAATTAAACATCAAGAAAGCTAAGATATAAATAGGGTTAGCGTTACTTTAAAATATAATGGACACCAATGAATTGCTGAACATGATGTCTTCAGATGAGACTTCTTCATCCGAAGTTCATGATGCAATAAAAACCTTGCTATATCAAAAGAGTGCAGAGAGGGTGGATCAAATAACACCTACAGTCGCTGCTGCTCAGTTTGGTAAAGTTGAGGAACCAGCTGACGCTGTTGAATCAGAACCGCAAGAAGAGGAGTAAAATGCCACAGGTATTAAATTTAGTCTCTGATCATGGAGAACTGAGTAGTAATAATGCTACTACGGTTGCTTCTGGTGCAAAGGCTGTGAAAAGCGGTATTTTATACATTGCTTGTAGTTCCGAGAAAAAGTCAGGACACATCTCTGTATGTAATACCATCGCCCAAGCGGGTGTAGGATCTTTTCACGTAGAGAAAGGTGGAGACTTTTTATATCGTTACGGACACCCTGCACACGCAAAGGCAGTGTCTGTTTCAAAAGCAAATCCATGTGTAATTACACTGGATAGACAAGATACAAAGTTCAGAGTTGGTGATTATGTTACCATGACTGGATCTTCCGTAGGTGGTTACAATACTACCATTGCTCATAAAGAGATAACTGCTATACAGATACCACAGAGATCTAACGAATACACATGTAAGATCACTGTTGATGCGAATACATCATCTCTCGCTGACTTCACAGGTGAAGCAGAGTTGACTAAGACAGTTATTTTTAGACTGGCACCTGAAACATCAGACGGAAGTACAATGCATTTACACGAGGTAAATCTAGGATGAAGCTAATCTCAGAAGAAATTGAAGCAGTAGAAGTTATTACCGAAGAAAAAAACGGTAAGAAAACTCTCTATATTCAAGGACCTTTTTTACAAGCAGAAATAGTCAATCGTAATAAAAGATGCTACCCATTGGAAACTATGGTCAATGAGGTGAAGCGTTATAACGAGGCACATGTAACTACAGGTCGTGCTCTAGGTGAATTAGGTCACCCAGATGGTCCTCAAATCAACCTTGATAGAGTATCACACAAAATAGTATCTTTACAACAAGAAGGAAATAACTTTGTAGGTAAGGCACAGATATTGTCAACACCTATGGGTAAGATCGCTTCTTCTCTCATCGGTGAGGGAGTGAAGTTAGGAGTTTCATCTAGAGGAATGGGATCTATAGTCTCAAGAGACGGTGTAAACTATGTTGGAGAAGATTTTATGCTCGCAACTGCTGCTGATATAGTGGCAGATCCCAGTGCACCAGACGCTTTTGTCGATGGTATCATGGAAGGAAAGGAATGGGTTTGGGAAGGTGGCATGCTACGTGAAAAGGCATGCGAGGGCGCAAAGAGAGAAATCAATACTCTCGTAGATGACAAAATGTTGGAGGCAAATAAGCTAAGATTATTCGCTAACTTCTTGTCAGAACTATAATTCTATAAATAATAACAGTATTCATACATACGAAACGGAAAGTTAACCAATGGCTGCGAAAAAACAACTACATGAAATGGAGAACCAGGTTACCAAGGGCGCAAAAAAAGCAGACCCTATGCCTAAAGCTCCAAACTATGTGCCTGATAACAAGGCGATAGAAGATTTAGGAGGACCTACTCCTACAAACGGTAGACCAACTGATGATTCTCATAAGTTGAAGACTGCTACTGCTACTTTTGCTCAGAGTGGAGACCCTCATTTCAAGGGTAATCCTTCTAAGGTGCAATTACCCGGACCTGCTGCTATAAAGAGCACAGGATATGGTAAAGGTGCTAACGAAGAAGCTGAGAAAGAAGAAGAAACAGTTGTAGCGGAGCAACCAGTAGAGGAAACTCCCGTCGTAGAAAATGAAGAACAGGAAGAAGTAGCAAAAGAAATCGTAATTGACGTTGCGGATGACGTTGCTGCACTCTTAGAAGGCGAAGAACTTTCTAAAGAGTTCCAAGAAAAAACTGCAACAATTTTTGAGGCTGCTGTAAAGAGCAAGGTTGAGCAAGTTGCTAACCAACTCGAAGAGCAGTTCACAAAAGCATTTGATGAGGAGATTACTTCTCACAAAGCAGAACTTACAGAGCGTGTTGACTCTTACTTAGAGTACGTCGCTAATGAGTGGATCAATGAGAATGCACTCGCTGTAGAAACTGGAATCAGAGGGGAACTCTCTGAGTCCTTTATGAGTGGTCTTAAGACCCTCTTTGAAGAACATTATGTTGAAATCCCTGACGACAAATATGATGTCTTAGAAGCAATGACTTCTAAGTTAGATGAAATGGAAACAAAACTCAACGAACAGATTGAGAGCAATGTCGAATTGACTAAGCGTCTCTCAGTATCTGTATCAGACAACATCCTTGATGAAGTAAGTGAAGGTTTGGCGTTATCTCAAAAAGATAAACTCTCCGAACTATCTAAAGGTGTTGAGTTTGAAAGTGAAGAACAGTACAGAGAAAAACTATCTACACTCAAGGAGTCGTATTTCAATGCGAAACCAATTGTAGAAAACTCTGAGACCAACCCTGAGGATGCGATTCCTGAGGATCATGGATCAGCAATGAACGCATATTTATCAGCGTTGACAAAGTTCCAATAGTCAATTTTTAAATTACACCTAAAGGTAAAGCCAAATGTTTAATTCTGGACAACTCCAGAAGAAGTGGCAACCACTCTTAGAGGCAGAAGGATTAGATAAAATCCAAGACAACCACAGAAGAGCAGTTACCGCACAACTTCTAGAAAACCAAGAAAGATTTTTAAGAGAGGAGAGAGCATTCTTATCAGAAGCACCTCCTACAGTTAACACAGACCCATCAGGCACAGGAGCAGCTGGTTTCAGTGGCGGTGCTGCTGTTGGCGGTCCTGTTGCTGGTTTCGACCCAGTTCTAATATCTCTAATCAGGAGATCTATGCCTAACTTGGTGGCATATGACTTAGCTGGCGTCCAACCAATGAATGGTCCTACTGGACTTATCTTCGCGATGAGATCTAAGTACGACAACCAGAACGGTACAGAAGCATTCTTCAACGAACCAGATTCTGCATTCTCTGCTCAAGACTCCGATACATCATTCACACAGGGTGATTACACAGGAGCAACTGACGGAGATTCAGACGTTGGTTTCGGTACAACTGCACAAGGTGGTGGCAACCCATCAATCTTGAACGGTGGTGCAGAGAACGCTTACTCAGTTGGACAAGGTTTCAAGACTCAACAGTCTGAAGCACTTGGCGATGCTGCTAATAACGACTTCAGAGAGATGGCGTTCAGCATCGAGAAGGTATCTGTGACTGCTAAGTCAAGAGCCCTCAAAGCTGAGTACAGTTTAGAACTAGCACAAGACCTCAAGGCGATCCATGGATTGGATGCAGAGGCTGAGTTAGCAAACATCCTTTCTACTGAGATCCTTGCTGAGATCAATAGAGAGATCATCCGTACAATCTACAAGGCTGCAAGACCTGGTGCTCAAATCAATACAGCAACAACTGGTGTATTTGACTTAGACACAGACAGTAACGGAAGATGGATGGTTGAGAAGTTCAAAGGTATGATCTTCCAACTTGAAAGAGATGCTAACGCAATCGCACAAGAAACTCGTCGCGGAAAGGGTAACATCATCCTTTGCTCTGCTGATGTTGCTTCTTCTCTAACAGCTGCTGGTCAACTAGACTACACTCCTGCACTCAACAGCAACATGAATGTTGATGATACAGGTAACACATTCGCTGGTACACTCAACGGACGTTACAAGGTATACATCGATCCATTCGCTGCTAACCTAAGTGCTGATCAGTACTACGTTATGGGATACAAGGGTTCTAACCCTTATGATGCTGGTCTATTCTATTGCCCTTACGTTCCACTACAGATGGTAAGAGCAGTTGGACAAGACACATTCCAACCAAAAATTGGTTTCAAAACCAGATACGGAATGGTTGCTAACCCATTTGCTGAAGGTACTACACAAGGTCTTGGTAGAATTACTGGTAACAGTAACAGATACTACAGACGTGTTAAAGTTACAAACCTTATGTAAGCGAGTTGCTTATATTTTTACGAGACCCCTTTACAGGGGTCTTTTTTTATGCTATAAATATGGTAGTCAAATAATACTATGAAAGATCAAGGATCTATTGCTACTGGTGAAACACCAGAGACAAAATGGAATCGAGGACTTGACATTTTTATAGAGTCTGTTCATGCACCTGATGCTAAACTCAGAGGTTGTGCACATAATCAGCATTGCTACACAGAGTTGATGGATATTAGAGAACATGTGCTAGAATATCTGCAAAGTTTACGAAAATAAATGAACGGTAGAATCAATAAAGTAATGATGGTTGCGAGAACCATGAGAATAAAACAAGGTATAATGGATAAGAGTTGGTATCCTGAGTGGAGTGATAAAGAAAGATGGGCTGCTCAACAAGCCCTAAATAATGTTTTAGATGTTCTTGATGAATACTGGGAGTAATGGCAGACACTAGGGTTAGAGGTGCTACACCTCCGTTCAAACTAAATGAACCTACTAATAGGAATTTCCTATCAATAGTTGGGTTCAAGTTCTTGCTGAACCGTTGCCCTAAAGTTAGTTTCTTTTGCAATCAAGCAAACATACCAACTGTAACTCTTGGTACTACAACGCAAGCATCTTACCTTCGTCAAATACCTATACCTGGCACAGAGTTATCTTACGAAGATCTGACTCTTAGTTTTATAGTTGACGAGAACTGCGAGAATTACTTGCAGATATATGATTGGATTACTGGACTAGGATTTCCTGAGTCACTACAACAGTATGAAGATCTGAAGAAAGTAAATAGATTTTATCCTGACGCTGCTGAAAGAGATCAGTTTGCAGAGAGATCTGATGGAACATTGATGGTTCTGAATAGTGATTACAACCCAAGTATCTCTATCAAGTTCAAGGATTTATTTCCTGTTGCACTATCTGGTGTACCATTTGACTCAACAGAAACAGAGCAAAGATATTTTACCGCAATGGTTACCTTTAAATATACTATTTTTGATGTGATTGACGTAAATGGAACCAAGGTCTAAGACTTTAAGTCTTGAGATGATTCAAGACATGTGGGAAAAAGACGCAAAGATGAATCAAGATGAACTTGATACTGAGTCTCTCCGAATCCCACAATTACACGCTACTTATTATGAACTATATAATACGATACTGCTCATGCGAAAGCGTGAAGAGCAGACACATTGTAATGTTCTACTAGATCGGAGAAAGTATTACACAGGTAAGGCAACTGCGTCTGTATATGAAGCAGAACCATTCCCTTACAAGGTCAGAGACAAGGATGACCTCAAGTTATATCTTGAAGCAGACGAGAAACTCAGAAAGACCAAACTTAAAATCGAATACTATGACACCATGTTGAAGTATATCGAGGAAATACTAAGACAAATCTCCAATAGAACTTACCAGATAAAAAACGCTATTGAATGGAGACGTTTCAACGCTGGTTATGGCTGATCTAACTATAAGAAAGAAGAACGAAGTCTTTCTAAGAATTGATTGCGACCCACACATACGACACGAGTTACAGGACGAGTTCACCTTTGATGTACCAGGTGCTAAGTTCATGCCACAGTATCGTAGTAAGTACTGGGACGGTAAGATAAGATTATTTAATTTACAGAAGCAGGAAATATATGTCGGTCTGTTAGATAAGATCACGTCTTTTTGTAAGAGATATGATTACGAATTTGAATTTGAGAACTCCAAGTATTACGGACTGCCATACGAAGAGACGGAATCAATTTCGTATGAAGGGGTAAAGGACTATCTAACTCGAATCTCGAAATACAAACCTCGTGATTATCAGATTGATGGGGTGACTGATGCATTACAGAAAAATCGTAGATTGATTATATCACCAACAGGGTCTGGTAAGTCCTTGATGATCTATGCAGTTACACGATACCACGTAGAACATAAAAGGTCAACTCTCATTATTGTCCCTACTACCTCTCTTGTAGAACAGATGTATAAGGACTTTGTAGATTATGGTTGGAATGTCGATGGAATTTGTCATAAGATCTATGCTGGTAAGGACTTGATGAGTCAGAACCCAGTCATTATAAGCACATGGCAGTCAATATACAAGCTACCTAAAGACTGGTTCAATAGATTTGATGTTGTAATTGGTGACGAGGCACATCAATTCAAGTCTAAATCATTAGTAAGTATCATGACTAAACTCTATGACACAAAATACAGGTATGGTTTCACAGGTACGCTTGATGGTACACAAACTCATAAGTGGGTACTTGAAGGTTTGTTCGGACCCTCTTATAAAATCGTCAATACTAAGGAGTTACAGGAGAAAGGCTATCTAGCAACACTCAACATCAAAGTTCTATTACTCAAGCATGATCCAAAAAGATTTGACACCTATCAGGATGAAATAGAATATATTATAAGTCATGAAAAAAGAAATAAATTTATTAGAAACCTAGCACTGGACTTGAAAGGTAACACATTGATACTTTATAGTCGGGTTGCCACCCATGGAGAGGTGCTATTCGACCTAATAAATAAAGATGATAGAAAAGTCTTCTTCATACACGGTGGTGTAGATGTCGAAGAAAGGGAATCTGTCAGGAGTATAGCAGAGGTTGAATCTAATGCTATAATTATTGCATCCTTTGGAACTTTCTCCACTGGTATCAATATCAAGAACCTCCATAACATTGTCTTTTCTTCTCCTTCTAAATCCAGAATTAGAACTTTACAATCTATCGGCAGGGTCTTACGTAAAAGTAATTCCAAGTTGAGTGCTACATTATATGATATAGCGGATGATACTAAGAAAGGATCAGTCCAGAACTATACTTTGAATCACTTGATTGAACGAATCAAATACTACAACGAGGAAAAGTTCAACTATGACATCATCCAAATCAAAATTTGAAGAACCGTATGAGGACTTTCTTGCGGCTATCAAACTTGTAAGTGGTGAAGAGATACTGTCAAAGGTTGTTGTGTGTAGTGATGATGACGATAGAATTATCCTAGAGAATCCAGTTGTATGTCAAGAGGTTCGCACCCCTGGTGCGAATATCCCGTTGGGATATAAATTTGAACCTTGGATGAAATTGACTGATGAAGAGGTCTTTATAGTTGATATGAATAGAATTATTACAATGTCTGAGATAAGAGATAAGGAAGTAAATAAAACATATTCCACGATCATCAAGCAAGGGTTCACTCGCTCACACCCTGAGATAACTAAAGAAATGGGATATATAAACTCTGTAGATAAGGCACGTCAACAGTTTGAAGAGATCTACAAGAAAGACTCTAAGGATACAAAAGAAACTTAATACCTGTCCTTTCAACCCCCACAGGGTTATTGTACACACTTTTGACAAGCATGTCAAGTACTGCTATAATTAAGTACAGAAACACGCACAGTAATGCCACGTAAAAGATCAGAGCACTACGTCAATAACAAGGAGTTTCTTGCTGCAATTATTGATTATAAAGACCAAATTAT